TAAAAAAATAATTTCTGGTGTATATATAGAGATATGAATAATTTGAAGCCTATTAAAAAGGGTCGGGGAAGGCCTAAAGTAGATATTCATAGTAAGCTAACAAGGAAACAAGAACTGTTTGTAAAAGAACTTGTTAGTAACGATGGGATGATAACCATGAGGGAAGCTGCCATTAATGCGGGCTTCCCAGCTTCTTCTGCCCACACTCGTGCATATGAAATGACTAATCCTGAAATATGTCCTCATGTTTGTAGAGCAATACAAATTTATCGAGATGAGCTTGATGAAAAATATGGTGTTACATACAAAAGACATTTGCGAGACTTACAAAGAATAAGAGATGTTGCATTAGAAAATGGTGCATATTCGGCGGCCGTACAAGCTGAGTTCAGGCGAGGTCAGGCAAATGGTAATATCTACATCAATAAATCTGAAATCCGTCATGGTACTATTGACAGTATGTCCAAAGATGAAGTCTTGAAAGCTCTCAAACAAATAAAGGATTCATATGAACCGAGATACGCTGAAGAAGTTATTGACCACGAGTCCACCAGTTCAGCCGAAGAAGGAAAGCGGGTTCTACCAAGAGATTAGAAAAGCCGTTGGCCGATTACCCAAAGACATTTTGTTAACTAGAATAGAAAACTGGATGACACTTGGTATCCCTGATTTATTAATCTGTGATGATAAAAATCAATTTCATTTTGTAGAGCTGAAAGTAACTAGTGGTAATGTAGTTAGATTATCTTCAGCTCAAATCGCTTGGCTAACTAGACATAGTAAAGCTTCTGTGTGGGTTTTAGTTAGAACACAAGACACGATCTATTTGTATGCGGGTAGTCAGGCAGTAGATCTGAGAATAAAAGGTTTGAAGCTCAAGCCTATATTCAAAACAGAACATCCGTTTGACTGGCCTAAAACTTTTTCCTTGATCTTTGATAAATAATATATAAGATAAATCCTATAACACATGTTTATAGGAGAAATGTTATGTTAAAAACTAAAGAGAAGTATTGCTTTACGCCCGTAAACCAAGGAAACGAAGATTACCGAGTTGCTAAAGTAATTGAAAATAAATCAGGTTATTACACCTTTGGTAAGGTTAATCCAAATGATCCACATGAGTTGGATAAATTTGTTGGTAATTATGATTATGCTAAATCCATTTGTGATGCATGGAATGAACGTATAGGCGTTAGTCCGAAGGAAGAAATGAGGATTGTAGCTAGTTCTATGGAGATGCAAAAATGATATTATTCTGTACAAAAACTCGTAATGGCGAGGATGAATACGAAAACTATGGTTATTATGAAACTTTTACTGTTAAGGATTTTGCATCTCAAAAACTTAGCGACTTAACAATATTATCAGAATACTATGATTATAAGTTTACCGATAAAGATGAAGCAAATGAGGGTGAATATTGGTATGGAGATAAAATTGTTTGGGTGGAGGGTGTATGGAAAATAACTCTTGAAGAGTTAAAAACCTTACATAAATTTGGAATAATTTATTACTCAGGAGAACAATAATGGCTAAATACGATAGTGATGCTTTAGATCAGGCATGTGAAGAAATCGTAGGACATACGAATTGGAAATATGCAGATACTCAAGACCTTGAGAATATCATTGCTGAAAGAAAAGGCGACGTACCAAAAGGAGAAGAGATAGAGCATATTGTAATTTTTTATAAAAACGAAGAGGAGAACGAAGATGCCTAAAAATACTTGGGGATATATCTATGGCGATGAATGTGATGAGTTATGGGAGCATTTTGGTATGCCCGATAGGGGTAAAAATGATCGTATGAAAGTTCAACTTATAGACTTTGAAACTGAAGACGAGAATGAAGATGACTAATTCATTTATAGACGATTATGAAAAAATGAAAGATTTTTTTCAATTAAGTAAGGAGGACTGGTTAAAGCATTATTCTTATATGACTGAGGCCGAATATGTTGCTACTGAAAACAAAGTAGCTCAATGGGGTCTTAGGTTAGAGGATATAAATGAAACCTTAAATTCTAAACCAATCAAAATTCAAATAGCTTGGGGTAGTTCCAAAAGTTTAGACGATATTAAAGAATACACTTTTCATAGCGAAGTAGAATATCTTGCTTTTTTGAAAGGGGTCGATGAGTCTAATGGTTGGATGGACTACGATACCATAGGAAACGATCAGCAATGTAATTGGCCTGATCTTAAAACGTGGAAAGAACACTATCAATTAAACAAACTTGATGAATAAGGAAAGGAGGAGAAATGTTTTTGATACACTATCTTTTAAAACGCTTTTTTGGCGAGGATTATGAAAAACATATGAAACGCCGAAGAAAGTAGTAATTAAGGCCGTGATTGACACGGCCTTTTTTATTTTGTAAAAGTATGGGATAAATCACATATATAGGAGAAACTAATGCAACTCACACAACGTATGAAAGAAGATCTAAAAACTTTAGAGGGCAGAGATCTAATGTATTTTTTATTAGACTTGCATGAAAATAGTTATATTGACGGGGATAACATAACTTCTTTTTTAGAAGATAATTTATCTGAAAGATCAGTAAAAGATTTTATTCAGGAGGCCACTAATGACTAATGATACATACAGAGATTTATCAGACGGACAAATACTGGATATTGTATTTGACAAGTTTGGTATTAAAGACAATCCAAAAGATGCTTTTGATAAAGTAACTCAAAGCTTAATGACTAAAATAGATATGGCTGATAAATATAAAAAAGCGTTAGTTAATATTCTTTTTTATCAGGCCGTCAATATGACCAAGGCTGAATTACAACCCGTTCTTTTTATTGTTGAAGAAGTAACGGACAACTGGTCTATTGAAAAATGTCGTATTCAATATGTTAAAGATCAGCTAGGATTTATTGAAGACGGAAATTTAGATGATGAAATCAACGAAACATGGAGGCTTGTAAATGTTGAAACTAGTTAAAAAATCAACTGCAACGAAAACTACAAATTGTGCAGTAACTTATAGAGCGGGCGGAGCTGATAAATTCGCAACTTGTCCGATCGATTGTAATTTAAAACCTGATAGTTCTGCGGGTGCAACTGAAATAGATTATAGCTATCTTGATGCAGTATCGGACGCCGTCCCAAAAGGCGGCGTTAGTTTTACTTATTCACATTTTAACCCTAGCTTATGGAAACATAAATTAAAGATAGGTAAGACTGTTATAAATTATTCAGCTCGAAACTTGGCGGACTTGTTTTTAAATTCATTCGTACCCGCAGTTATAAACGTAAAAGAGGCCTTCTGGAAAACGAACGGCAAATCAGAAACTATTAACGATCACAAAATAGTTAGATGCCCCGCAGAATATACCAGTACAGATTGTAGCACTTGCGGTTATGGAAAACCTTTATGCAGTCGTATGGATAGAAACTTTTTTATAGGTTTTACTGATCATGGCACCTATAAGAAAAAAGCGGGTAGTGAAATAGAGAACGGCGGTTGCTATGCAACTGGCGGAAATGTTTTATTACATTGGAACGCCACGGCTGAAACGGCTGATCCTGAACGGGACGAAATAAAACTTTTAAGATTTGCTCAGGAATTACCATATGGAACTGTATTAAGACATCATATAGCGGGAGATCTTGGAAAATGTTAAGTTTAGTCGAGTGTTTAGTTTGTGCATATGTTTATGAAGAAAAAGAAAAATTTATAGAAAAATGTCCGAACTGTAATAATTCAGATACTGAACAAACTATTTATTTAGCACCTGAATCAGAAATTTATAAAAACTATAAAAACTAAAAAACTTTACATATAAGAGAAATCGTATATTATTTTAAGCGGGGCAATCACACCCCGCTTTTTTTAATTGCATTATATAGGAGAAAAATATGCGACATTTAGAAAATGAAAACAAAACTTTAGAAGACATGCTTACTGTTATTAAGGCACAAAATGACATGAAGCAGGACTATATAGCTCCGACTAATCAGCTTCAGTTTAGAACGATTGAAAGCGAGGATAGAGTACACGGACTAAATCATAGTCAAATAATCATGGAAGCGAGTAACGGCGAGGGAACTAAAATCCTTAATGTTAATCAACATTGTTTTGACCAAATAGCTCAAAAGGCTGAAATAGCAACCCCAACGGCTAGACGTTTACAACAGAATTACCCGAGGGAAATGGATAATTTGATTAATGCTATCTGGCAAAAGGAAAATTCTAAACGTATGGTTAGAACTTTTGAAAATACAAATAGTTTAAGCCCGTTTAATTTTGACAATCATACGGGTACGGCTAGAGCTTTTTTATCTGATAAGTTTAAGACTTTTGATAATTCTGATTTATTGGAGTCAGCTTTACCAACACTTGGAGAGTCGGACGCCAGTTGGAAAATAGTTAATTATGCTAATACTGATAAAAAGCTTTACATTCGTTTAAAATCTGAGGTTATACAATC